CACGAGGATAGTAATATGACAAAGGATTTATGGGCAGATATGCCAAACGCAAAGATACTGCATGGTGATTGCATGGAGTTATTGAAAAGCCTGCCTGACAACAGCATTGATGCCATTGTAACCGATCCGCCTTATGGCATGAGTGGAGATGGTATCATGCGCACGTGGGCCGATCTTGAGGAAGGGCACAATGTAAAGGGATTTATGGGAAAGTCGTGGGATAGCGCTGTGCCTTGTCACAACTTTTTTGCTGAGTGCTTGAGGGTAATAAAACATGGCGGTCATATGATAGCCTTCTCCTCAACACGCACCGTTTGTGCTTTGGGTATGGCGGCACAACAGGGCGGTTGGCGTGTGCGAGATATGCTTCATTGGTGTTATTTTAGTGGGTTCCCAAAGTCGCATAATGTAAGTACTGCGATCGATCGTGAGGCGGGTGCGGTGCGTGAGGTTGTTGGAATAGATAACCGATCAATGCCGAGCTATCATTTAGAGATAGGTCAAACCAAAGAGAGCAAGAGGGACATCACAAAACCCGCAACACAAGACGCGCAAAGATGGGATGGCTTTGGTACTGCCCTCAAGCCAGCTGTTGAGCCTGCTTTATTGCTTCGTAAGCCTCTCGAGCAAGGTCTCACCATTGCACAAAACGTGCTCAAACATGGCACAGGTGCGCTCAATATAGATGGGTGTCGGTTTGGGTATGGTGATCCGTGTTGGATAGGGCCTAAGGATTTAAGTGGGCTTAAGCCATACACAAGACAGGTCGAACAAAGAGAGAGTCAAGCGGCCAACCACAAGCATGTAAACTTTACAGATCATCCTCAAGGCCGATGGCCTGCAAACCTTTATCAGTGCCCAAAAGCATCACGATCAGAACGTGAGGAAGGTCTTGATCATCTTGAGGGCAAGAGCGGTGCTGATGTTGTGGATCGCAAAGAAGGATCGGCGGGTTTGAATAATCCAAGAGCAGGCGCAGGTCGTACCGCCCGTACTTTTGGCACAAAGACATGTATAAAGTGCGGAAGAAAGGCGATCAACATAAGTGGGCAGTGTGAGTGCGATGATCCTGTGTTTGTGCATGAGCACAGATACAAAGACGGCGGTGTGCGCAACATACATCCGACCGTCAAGCCGATCAAGCTCATGCGGTGGTGTTGTCGCCTCATTGGAGGGCAGAAGGGATCAACCATCCTCGATCCCTTTGCGGGTAGTGGTACAACACTCATAGCGGGCATCCTCGAGGGTTTTGATGTCGTGGGCATGGAGATGACTGATGATTATTTGCCTATTATTGAGGGACGTGTGCAGTGGGCAAAAGAGCAATACAAGATCGAAAATGCACAGCTATCATTGTTTGGGGGTGACTTATGAGAAAGATTGATTACGAAGATCCGCAAACACTTGAGCTGCGTATATTGGCGAGCATCAAAAAACTCAACAGAGGCCTCGATGTGTTGGTCAAACTGCAATTGGAGATACTTGCACAGCGAGCACTTTTACGTAACCAGGTGATTGCATATCATGGCACACACGGTGATCGGGGTTGTGATGATCTCATGCAGGCCATCATCAAAGACAATGCGCTGCCACCTGAAGAGATCAAGGCGATGTTTGCATATGATGAGAGCGATTATCGCAAGGGCCTCGAGCGCCTGCAAGCTCGTGACATGATGCGAGATTAACAACCTATATACAAAACGTGCTATATTTGGCATGAGAGGTGTTTATGTCTAACCTACCTGCAGAGCCCGTGTCATTTTGGGCGCGTATCTTTTCTCCTATTACCAAAGCATTTGCAAAGCCGATCGAGAAGCCCGAGCGACCTGCGCACGGTGCTGATTGGTCACGTTCACAAGGTGCGCCAAACCCCTACCCTGCAAAGCTATCGATGGCCGCCTTTGCGTCGCATGGGTATGTGTATGCGGCGGTCTCAAGAGCATCACAAGATCTTGCGGCATTGCCAATCAAGCTCATACGAGGCAAAGGTCAAGCGAGCGAGATTGTGGAAGATCATCCCTTTCTCGATCTTATGGATCAACCATCGACATATAAAGATGGCTTCTCTTTTCGTGAGCAATTGATCGTTGATCTCATGTTGAGCGGTGGGTGTTATGTCTTGCTCGCAGGCTCCACAGATATACCGACATCATTGTTTCGTTTGCATCCCGAGCAAACAAAGATCATCACCGATCCTGTGATGGGCATCAAAGGGTTTGAGTTTGAGGATAGTGGTGCAGTGGTTGAGTATGGCATCGATCGTGTCGTGTATGCGCAAAGCGCATCGTGGGCGGGTGGTGTCAATGCACTTTATGGTGTCGGTGGTGTGCAACCCTTGCAACGTGAGATCAGTGCAGACATCAGCGCACAAAAGCTCGCAAGTGATAGCGCAAAGAAAGGAAGGCCTGACATCTTGATCTCGCCCGCTGATGAGGCCGATATTTGGGATTATGAGCAAAGGCGAGCCATACTCGATGCGTATCGTGGCATGAGTAGTGAGGGTGGTGCAATGGTGTTGAGCGGTCAAGTCAAGATCGATCCTTTGCAGGTGTCACCTCGTGATCTCGAGTTTAAGAGTGTGCGTGATTTTACAAGGCAGGCGATCTCGGCGGTCTTTGGTGTGCCTCCATCGGTGCTCGGTGATAACAGTGCAAATTTTGCGGTATCTCGCCAACAAGCGCAAAACTATTGGGAAGTGCAAACCAAAAGAGGTAAACGGTTGGCGTTTCTCCTCACGCAGATCGCCAAGCGCTTCGATAAGGATTTACGTGTGGAGATCGATTACTCAGGTGTTGAGGCATTGCAAGATATACGCAATGCACAGCTCGACCGCATCACAAAGCACATCCTCAATGGCATGGATGCGGGCGAGGCATATCAATACGAGGGGATGGAAGATGCACCGATCGTGCCACAAGGTGAGCGCGAGACGCCCGCTGAGGATGTGGGTGATGAGGAAGGGCAAAACGTGCGCGCATTGGAGATGATACTGCGTGCAGTGCATAAAAATAACGATGTCACAAATTTCCCTGCACAGGGTGATGATCGTGAGGTGTCGCTTGATAACAGCCAATACAGGATATTTGATCCTGAGTATGCGCAAGACCTTAAAGACAATTGGCCGCAGATATGGAGGATGGGTGGCAACATCGAAGGCAATAACCAATATAGGCGCCTCGAGCCGATCGTGAGTAGACAAGACAAGACACCTAAGACCGATACTGAGGAGATGGCGATCCGCAAACGTGAGGCATGGGCTGCGCGTCACCTGCAAGATTTTCGTTTGGCAGGCACAGTGGCGCAGATCAAATGGTTTGTCGTGGGCGAAAAGGGTCAAACCTACATGAAAGAGCTGATCGAGGACGAGAAGCGCAAACTCGAGTCAAAAGAGGTGCGTGGCATGGTGTGGCGCTCGTGGGTTGAGAAGGCACAAAAGCCCGCTGAGAAGGCGATACAAAGATCAATGTATGATTATTTCAGAGGTGCAAAGAAGCGATACATGGATCGTGTTGAGCAATACGTGCAAACAGGGCGATCTTATACACCGCAAGAGATCAAGAGTGTGGTGTCATGGTCTGAACTTTTGGCGGTGGCTGAAGAGACAAGGATACTCCAAAAGACACTCGGTCGTCAATGGGTTGCAGTGTGGTCTTTGAGTGGTAATGATGCGCTCAATGAGGTATACAAAAGCGCAGGACGCACATTGCCGCTCGATCTTACTTTTGGGTCACGTGAGGCCGCTGTGGAGGCGAGTGATTTTACGAGCATGAATATCACGCAAACCACCGCAAAGCGCATGCAAGCCATCATCGAGCAAGGCCTCCTCGATGGTGACAGCATCAATGAGATCACGCAAAGCATATTTAACAGCACATCATTTGACATCAAACGATCGAGGGCTATCGCACGCACAGAAAGCACAAAAGCAATCAACCTGGCGAGCGTGCAGGCATACAATACAGCCATGCAGGATGGCATCAACATCCGCAAAGAGTGGTTATCTGCACGTGATGATCTTGTGCGTGAGACACATCAAGAGCTTGATGGTCAGATCGTGGGTGTCAATGAGGTGTTCGTCGTGCCCTCCACAGGTCAGCAAAGCACAAGTCCGAGCATGTTTGGTGATCCCGCTGAGGATGTCAATTGCAGGTGTACGGTATTGCCGATTGTGGAGGGTTGATATGTTGATCGATCGGCCTGCAATGGTGATCTTGTGGCTGTTGATAGGTATAGGTTTGCTCTTGTGGCTTTATGATGAAAGGAGATAACAAGATGATTGAGCTGGGTATTGCAGTAATCGTGGGCATCGTGATCGGTGTGGGCGGTGCTTTGGGTGTACAGCAGGCATCGAAGCCAAAAGAGCCAACCATTGTGCAGGTGGGTGGTGATGAGGTTGCAAAGGGTCAAGTGGAGGTGCAAAAGCAGCTGATCGATCTTGATCTTCTCGTGGTGCCTTGTTCAAGCGAGTATGTGACAGCCAATAACGATCTACTGTGTCGTGAGATGTTTTGTCGTATGCAACAACGAGGTATTGATGCACAAACCTCTCAACAAGATTGCTCGGAAATATCCAACATCGCCAACACCAAAGCAATCCAAAAGTCATGCGAAAACATGCAAGGCGAGGTATTGGAG